CGCCAGTGAGCGTGAACGATGCCTGTTCGGCCACCATCGATCGGCCAAGTGCAAGATCAGACGCAACACCCGTGAGCGTGAATGATCCAGCCGATGCCACCATCGACCGGCCAAGCGACAGATTTGCAGCAACTCCGGTGAGTGCGAATGACGCTTGAGCCGCCACCACCAAACTGCCACGCAGGAGGTTCGCATCGACACGCGCGAGCGTAAACGACCGCACATCTGCGACCATCGACCTGCCACGCAGGAGGTTCGCATCTCTCCGAGTCAGCGCAAACGACCGCACATCTGCGACCATCGACCGACCGCGCACAAGGCCTGCATCCCTCCGGGTCAGCGTAAACGACCGCACATCGGCGACCATCGAATAATTGGAACCAGAACTGGTTTTTGTTAGTCCGGCATCGACCCCGGCGAGGCTGAATGATCTGGTATCAGCAGTCAGCGAATAGATATCCCAACTACTGGTAACTCCGGTAGGATCGACTGCTCCAGATGGCAGAGTGCTGGGATTGGCATAGCGAGAACCAAAGCCGGATGACCATGAGTATGCGTTTGCAAAGGGCGAATTAAAATTGCCTAAAACAATGTCGCTATCCAGCCAAGTAATACCCCTGCCACCAGATGTTGGCAGTGTCGATGGGTTCCCATATTTTGTTCCTGGGCCAACTCCAGATGTCCATGGGTATGCATGCACATACGGAGAATTGGCCGCAGATATCGCCAAAAATGAATTATTTCTTGAAAATCCGATACCAAATGTATTGGCCGAAACGCTGGAAAACGTCGTATATCTAGTTCCAAAACCTGATGATGACCAAGGATACGCATCGGTTGGCGTTGTTACGTTGCTGAACGTAAACGCCAAATCGTTGCCATTTCGCGAAAATGCACATGAATTTCGGTTGCCAGCCGTAACAGATGCGGCATTTGAAAAACGGGTGCCAAATCCTGACGCCGTCCAAGCATAAACATTTTGATACGGCGATGTATTGCTCTGCCCCATTGCTACGGCGTCTGATGTCGATGTCCCGCGAAACGCAACACAATTTACACGAGATGTCGGCAGCGTAGATGGATTTGAAAATTTTGATCCAATACCGCTACTAGAAAATGAGTAGGCAGAGGCAAACGGGGTGCCGCTATGTCCGGCAGCAAATGCGTCGCCTCTAGGATGCCAGGCTATACCTAGCCCCGAATTTGGCCATGGTGTTGACGGATTAGAGAATCGAGATCCAAACCCAGCAGATGAAAAGTTATAAATATCCAGATAAGGAGCAGTTAAATTTCCGCTAATACATGCCAGATATTTGTCGCCAAAAAACGAAATGCCGTTTGATTGGTCGCAAGGCAGCGTGGAAGGATTGGAAAATCGAGTGCCAAAACCAGACGACCATGGATACACATCGACAAAAGGTGAAACAATAGTTCCAATCGCAACATATCGTGGCATAGGTCACCTCCTATGCCGTGGTCCGATTGGCCTTGATTTCAGCGATCAATGCCCTGATTTTTCCAATATCGGCGCACCCGGCGACCAGGGTGTCCAAGACCATCTTCGCCTTTCGCTGTTCCATCCGCTCCGACCTAACCCTCGCCTTCAGCTCGTCCCGAAATGCCAGACCCGAGGCGATCTCCAGCTCGTCATCGTCCTCGATCGCCGTGGCCATCTGATCTCTGGTCAGTCCCCGATACTGCACCAGATGCGCTGGCCATTGGGTCGGCAGATTGCCTAGTGCGGCAATCATCGACTCAAAATTGTTGATGTTGATTTGGTACTGATAGACCTCGTTCTCACGCATTTCGATGGATTGCGCGAGGTTCTTGTCGTGGTCTTCCTGCGTGATGCCGCCATTCGGAGCGTCGAACTGGCGGCCGCCACCCATGTCGATGTCAGGCATTTCCCACCTCGTTAGGCGATTGTCAGAACGCCGTTGACCTGATCAAAGTCGATGGTGAATGTGTCGCCGCTGGCCAGCGTGATTGAGCTGCCGTAGTCGTACCAGCCGATGAGGTTTCCGCTTGCCGTTGTGGAGTTGTAAAGCACCACATACCTGAATGCCGCGACAGCGCCGCTGGCGGTCAGCGTCAGATCGGCGCAGGTCAGCTTGTAGGTGCCGCTGGTCTGCGCGCTGGAACTTGTCGTGACATTCCGTGACGATAGATTCGTGTAGCTGATCTGCGTGATATCTGCTAACACGCTGTTAGTCGCGACAGGAGCAGAATTGGATAATGCAATCGTTAATTGATCACTACCAAGATTGTGGACCTTCTCGGCTATATCTTCCACAAATTGATTGAATTTATTAAAAACAGCCATCGTAATTCTCCTTATTAACCAACACCAATGACTCTAAATGTAACTGGCTTCCACGGATTATTCAACAGCTGCGTATTCCGATTCATCGTCTCAATCAATCCAAGCCTATTCATATTCCTGACCAAATGGGGTCCATAGAAATATGGATTCTTTCCAGGCTTGGAGTTTTTGTTGCTATACCCAATCCTTACACGCCTATCCCTGGCCCGAATAATTCGATCAGGCTTCTCTGGATCGTGATAGATTCCATTTTTCAACGATCCGGTTCGACGGGCTGGATACTCGCCAGGAGATGATGCTGGAGGATATTGTCTGCCAAGATTGTTCTTGTGAGCGTTTCTAATATTCCTGCCAATCTCAACAAGCAACTCGGCAGATCGCCTTATCGCATCATCATCAGACATTCCAACACGCTTTTCCTTGCAAGGGAGAAGCGTTTGCGTCTTGAAACGAATCTCAAGGATCGCAAGTCTTGGCATGATTAATCCACAAGAACATAGGTCAAATGACCACCGACAATGCCACTATTTGCCGTAGTGGTGAGCTTCAAGGGTTCACCAGTTGCCGTCTGGAACAACATCAACGCTCCAGCAGGGAACAATTGGCCAGCGTGTGAAACCAATGCATTCCCATGCGTAATATGCATGATTCCTGTCAGCGCCGTTACATTGCTGAAAAATTGAATCGTGTTGTTGTTCGCGTCACCAACTATTGTGTAATTCACAACCCTGATTCTTCGGCCTGGAACCGCAGGAACCAAGGTGTAAGAACCATCATCACTAATCGCAATAGCAACTGAATACATCTCACATACTCCTGAATCTTGTCGCCCTTTGATATGGACCCGCCGCCATTTGGCGCGACCTTTGAAGAGATGCCAATTTGGTGGTCAGGGTGTCGAGGTAATCACCCCATGACACCAACTGACCATCAATTGAATAATTGGGTTTTGGATCGGCCGTTATCTGGGCGATCAATGCGGCAATATTGGCTATCGCCGTGTCAAGGCTTTCCGCTGCGGATGGCATCGGTAAGCTCCGTGAGTTCGACTTGGCGTGATTCGTGGAGATTCATTCTCGCACGATATTCACGCCTCGCCTCCTCTTTAGTGTAACCGTGTACCAAGAGGCGTGGGAGGCCACTTGACGCAGCCTCCCACACTTTGATTGTCGGTTGCTTCTGTTGCACAGGAGCAGCGTTTGTCATGATTAGCTCAAGGTGTTCTTGATGGTGTGCCAGGGCGACCACACCGAGGGAATTCCACGCTCATGGGCGAAGTAGGTCGCCACAATGCCCTTGTCAACCATTTCGTACTGGTTGCTCGTCGCGGGGACAACGGTGAGCGGGAAGTTCTGCATATAGCGGAAGCTCTTCCCGGCCTCCATCATGAACCATAGATCGTCCGTTGCCGCTTGGCCGAGGTTGAGACCATCAGCCGCCAAGCAACGCTGCTCGATCAGCGGGGAGGACAGAATCTTGAACTGTCCGCTGAACGGATTGCCAGGAGTGCTGGAAAGGTTCAGCACTTGGCTGTTTGACTGGGTCGATCCAGAAGGAGCGGTTCTGCGGTCGGTTGCAGTCGCGCCAAGGATCAGGTTCATCGTTGCCAATCGGCCTGGATTGACGATGATCGTGTTGGGGTTGATGAGAATGCGCTTGCCCGTGTAGGGGTCTTCTTGGCGCATGAACTGAAGGACATCGGCTTGAACCGAGGTCCAGTCGAGAATCGGGTTGGCGATGCTGTTTTTGTAACCAAGCGTCTTGCTGGTCACATAGGTGTTGTAGGAAGTGCCGTTGTACTTGAAGCTGTTGGTCACACCGATGATGGTGTCGATCACCTCAAGTTCCTTACGGTAAGCGAGTTCCTCGCCAACCCTGGAGGCCTGTTGGAGAATCTGGCCAGTCAGGTCGAAGAACACCGCTTCACGGAGAACATCAACCGCAAGGGCGTTTTCACGGGTTTCCGGCGTTTCAATCCAACGCTCGGTGAACTGCGCCCTGGGATGCGGTTCACCAGGCTTGCGCTGGCTTCCACGATCACCAATTGCGGTCACACCGATGACCTTCTGGCCATTGAGGCGGGTGGCCTCGACCGGGCAGATTTGGTCAGCAATCAATGCCGGATTTTGGAAGGCCTCCAGAATCTTGACTTCGATCAGGCCACCGACGACCGCCGTGAAGGCATTGATGTCAGCAAAGGCAGTCGGATCGATGCCGATTCCAGTTGCCTCAAGAAGCGCCTTGGAGTCGTTGGGATGGCCAGATTCGATCAGGCTCTTGGCCCGAATGTACCTTCCCATCGAGTTGTTGTCGGGAGAGAACAGAGTCCTCCACGACTGTCCAACACAGGCCTCGGCCAACTCGGCCAAGGAGAAGTTTTCGGCCACGAATTCACGATCGCCCAGGCGCTTGTTGCCCGCGTGATCCTTGTGGTCGTTGCCATTGGCATCCGACAAGCCAAGACCTTGGCGCATTTCGTTGACGAAGCGCACTCGGCCACCCGCGTCCTTTTTGCGGGATTCGTAGAGAGACCGGACCTTGATGATGTCGATGCCCATTTGAAAACTCCCCCTTGTGGATCGAATTAGAACACCTGACGAGCGGCTTTCCCGTAAAGCCTGCACCACACGGTCGTTGTGTTGCTGGTGTATTGCTTCACCACAACGCCAATCGCTTCCGAGGTCAGGGCCGTGGTGTCAATCTTCTGGTCCTCAATCGCGCCAGCAGCAGCAACGCCGCTTGAGAAACCAGTCACCAGAGCGCCAGGAACGAAGGTCTGGGAGGCGCAATCAGCTTCGTAGATGCAATCGGTGGCAACCGTCACGGTCCCATCGGTGGTCTGCGAAGCGATTCGTCCAGATTGGGCAACGCCGATGAAGTTGTCGTGAACGAAAACTTGGTCGGTATTGACGGTTCCCGAAGCGACCTTGGCGCTCAATGGCTTGGCATAACCATCGGATGAATCGTAATAGAGAAGGTCTCCGATGGAGATGACAACTCCACCCTTGGCCTTGTAAACAACCGTCCTCGTAAGAGGAGGCTGGACAAAACGATTACCACCGAAATTGCTGGACATATCAGCCCCCTCTTTAGTTCTTCAACCAGGAAAACAATTGCTTGCCTTCAAGTGCATCGACTCCGGTTCGCTTTTCAGCAACGGGTGCCGCACTCTTCGGCTTCAACAGGCGCTCGGCATTCGCCAGGCGCTTGATGATCCTTTCGGCAACCTCGCCCTCAACCAGGCAGAGGTCTTCGATCAGTTGCTTGTCAGGTTTGACCTTGCTGTTTTCACAGAGGTCACGAAGCGATTCTTTGCGACGAAGACGCTCCAGTTCGACCGACTCCTTGGAATCGACCTTCTTTTCCTCTTCGTCTTCGGCTTCTTTCATGGTGTCTTCGCCGTCAGCTTCGCCGCAGCAGGACTCCATCTTCTTGCCGCACTTTTCGCAGACGCAGCCTTCCGCTTCATCGGTATCGACTTCGTCGCTCTTGTAATCATTCGCCTCATCAGTATCGTCGGTTGACTTGTCATCGCTATCGTCGCGGGAAACCGCTTCTTCGCCTTGAATCTTCTTTTCGTCCTTTTCATCGTCCATTGCTTTGCCCTCTTCGTTGTTTCCCGACATCTTGTTCAAGATATCAACGATCATGTCTGCCTTTTTGTGATCGGCAACCCCCTCATGCTTGAGGACATCGATCACCCTGGCGTGTAGTTTATCATAACCTTTTTCTGATCTTGTCAATCCCTTTTCTTCGTCATCTGATTCTTGTGTTCTCTTCTTCATCATGTCGCCTGATTTCTTTTTGGTGAATCCACGCCTTGCGCCAGGTTGCCTCTTTTTGCTCTTGTAACCCACTCCTGTGTACGCTGCTTCTTCTGTTTCCTGCTTACTTGCCTGTTGCGATTCCGCAAGCGATTGAGTCGTTGCCGGGTCTGCAACGATATCGACATGACGAACCTCTACAACCTTGTTGATGATGAACTTTCCAGACTTGCGGTCCTCATTTCCCTCGCCTTTTGCGTTATGGGAAAGACCATAAACCTGTGGCATATTCTCGGCAGCATCAATGACGCGCTTGGTGAATGGATGGCTCGGCAGGAGGTGAAGGTCTCCGTAAAGACCCTTACCCTCCACGAACCTGACATTCTGCAAGAAGCCTATTCGGTCCCAGGCTGATCGCTGATCATCAGGATTTCCTTCTGGATGATCAACATTAACCTTTACGCCCTCATAAAGAGGAGCGGCCTCTTTCAAGGCTTCTGGTGTGTATATGCGATTGTTGGCGCTCTCAAATCCAATAATTTTGACATTGCGAATTACTGAATTCTCGCGATCAACCTGGAGGTTGCCAAGCGAGTTGAAGTTATGGAGTTCTTCAAGGAGAGACTTCATGACAAACATAGTATATCAGACATTTATGTTGTCAACATTTCTATCTGATTTGTGATGCTAGTTTTCTAATTCTATTGATTCTCTTGCGATTTGATTCGTTTTTTATTTCCTGATCCGTCATCAGGATTCCTGTCTTGGCATCAAGGAATTCAATCCAATTTGGTGATCCACCACCCCTTCTTTGAGCGGCAATCTTAAATCTTTTCACGCCAACAACGGCCTTCTTTGCCGAATCACTTTGTCTGTCAAACCATTCAGAAAAAACTTTGGCGTTGGGTATGATTCTTCCCTTGATATCCTTGGCCTTGGTGTCATCTCCCTTGAAAACAGGAATGAGTGTGCATCGGCAGTTGTAGGCATATGACCCATCTTCCTCCAATGGAGGATTTGGCATCTGTGCGAATCCCGGTCTTCCAACACCAGGATTCTTGTAATAGATGGTTCCATGCCTTGCCCTATGCTTTGGCCTGATTCTGTTGTCAAGAATGCCAAGAACCTGAAACCCAATCACATCGGCAGGAATCGAATCGTAGACAATCTGATTGGTGCTTCCATACATCGAGGACATTCCAGTCCGAACCGATGAATATGCTGCCGTTCTCAATCT